GTGTCAACTGGAAACGTGCGTCAAACCTCTTTTTCCTCGACGATAACTCTCGAAAGAGGTGTGACCTACTGGCTAGCTTGGGTGAGGTCGACTTACACCAGCTTCACTCTGTCGACAACCAACGACACAACTCAAGCCGCGCTTGGCCCGACTGGTGATGTCGAAAACGGGTATTCGATGGTGATGATAGAATCAGGGACTACCCATACTCTACCGGCGACAGTCACCCCGGCCAACTTACAGGTCACAAGTGAGGCACGGATCATGTGTAATCTGGATTGGTGAATATGAGCAGAACGACGACCACCTATCATGGTACGGACATCATCAGCGTGGAGGAGTTCGACGTTTCATGGGAACGAGTCCGAATGAAGAGGGATGACGCCCTTGCTCAATCTGACTGGCGAGCACTCAAAGATGTGACATTGACGACGCCCTGGCGTGATTTTCGATCAGCATTGAGAAACCTGCCGCAGGATTTCCCAGACTCCGCCAACGATGCTTACGACAACTGGCCGGTGGCTCCAGATGAGTGAGCTTACCCTGGGTGACCGCGCCAAGGACATGATTACCGAGAACGGAGCTGCGTTCCTCCTGGGGTGGCTCCTGGGTGCTGGACTAGGCCCTGCACTCTGGGACTCGATCACCGGGGTGCTCTGATGACCAAGAAACCCCCAACAGAGATAATCGAGGTTCGGGTCAGTCTCCAGGACAAACAGACCCAGCAGCTAGACGCCATCATCGGCGCTTACCAGGTAGACAAAGTCAGCGAGTCGATAGATCAGTTCCTCTCCTTTGAGAACTTCTACATCGGCATCACGCTACTGGAGATCGCGACCGGCAAGGAGATCCTCTTCGGTACTCCCAACGATATCGGCGATATCATCAATGATGTCAGAAACTGGTGGAAGGCCAATAAGGACGAGTTCGGTCCTGGCATCTGGGCTTTCATCAAGAGACTGATCGAGAGGGCCCCATTGACACCCGCCCAGGAAGCAGCCATTGCCCAGACTGCGACGCTCTACCAGACCGAGGCGGGAATAGACCCGTCAACCGGAGAGACATATACGAGCACGGCCCAACTCTGGGCCCAGGCATTCGGTGTGAACCTACCCTGATTCAAAGAATCGAGAAATGGCCCTTCAGGTAGGGGGGTAACGGTTACGATTTGGGGTCATCGGTCCCTATTTGGTCCCTTCTGCGGAGGATCTCTCCCCACATGGGACAACGAGATGACCATGTGATTCTGCGCTGTTTCGTCCCGTATTGTTGCCAGAGTCCACGCATGAGTCTGGTTTCGCCCCCACAACAGGCACACTCTACGATATCCCCGGTGAAATACCATTTCACCTTTTTCCATGCTCTCATTCACTCGCCTCGATCAGGTCTTTCTCTCGGCGCTGAATCTCTCTCTCAAGACCTCTGATGTTTCTTTCCATCCGGTGGACCTGTTGCCAGAGACCGTCGAGGTTGCTGGGGCCGTGCTCCTCGTAGAAGACAATCGCCTTGCTGATGTTAGCACTCTTCTGTCTGGAAGGCCAGCGTGATCGGATCTCAAATGCCGCGTCGGAGAGGGTGGCTGAGATTAGGTGCATTCAACTCACCAGATACATGAACGGGTTTCCCCCTGGGGGAAGCTCTCGGCAGATGATCGATTTGCAAATCCCTTTGAATGCGATTCCATCCTTACCGGGGATGATCTCGGCGTCTGGGATTCTCTCTCCACAATTCATGCAGGGTGGGCCATCCTCGATCCAGTCGGTAATGTCAGCCATCAAGTCGCCTCCTTCAGGAAGACGTCCAGGAGCCTTCGACAATGCGGGCAGGGGATAGTTACCTCAAACGTCCTTGTCACGGCTGGAGTGTCGTCTGTGGCCTTCATTCAATCACACTCACACTTAGACATGACAAGAGTACGGAGCTTGCTCTTGCGCGGGTATCGCTCTAATTCGTATTGTTCACAGTATTTACAACTCATCTTTATCACCTGTGGAGGATCGGCGTTTAGCGTGGATGCACTCATGGACCGACCCTCCAATTGATGCGAGCCCGTATCATATAATATATGCTTCGGTGTTGTAAGTCTTGGCTTCTGGGGCTCCGCCCCTTCAGCCACACCTCCTCCCGCCGGCGATGACTAGCCCACTTTAGCCACCGGGTATCAAGATTCTCTAGTATTTTGAATGAAATCGGTATGATTTTAGGTTGCACGGTCGGAGCACGGTCGGTAGACGGCGGTTGCACGGACATGGTAGCGTTAGAAATCATCATTTTAGGCGTTTTGGAGGTGCTTTCGCTGGGTGGATTGGTCGCCCTGGCTCTCTGGATCCGTTCCGAGCTGAAGAATGCGGTCGTTGCACTAGATCACTCGCTCGCCCTGGCTATCCAGTCGACTATCAAGGAGCTCGGTGGGGGAGGATCGGCTGGATTTGAACCAATCAATCCAATTGCGGGCGCAATCGCCCAATTCATCGCCTCTGCGGCTGACCAGAAGATGAACACGATCAACGCCGTTGTCCAGGACAGAGCTGTCGATGGAAAGTTTGTACCCATTGAAAAACCGTAAAGGTAGAATTATAACCGAGGTTTCCCCGTCGTGTTCGATATGGCAAAGGCGAAGAAGGCAACTCGACGTAGAGGACCGAAATATTTCAACGTCTATGACGCCCTTGTCGGATATGGAAATCTAGCGATCCTCACCCAGGGAACTCTTGGAGCTGGACCGGTAGAAGTGGTCACATCAACTTTCGATATCGGCTACAAGAGCGTCGGGGATGTGGGACTCGGATCTGCGGCGACTTCGATGCAGATGACTGGAACCGATGTCATCAGCCTATCCGACATCCTCAACGAGCCTACGATGTCCTTCGCTCAAATCATGACGAACGCTCGCGCTAACGCGGTCCCAATGGCATTGCAATCAGTCACCTTCAATGTCGGAGCCCGAATTTTCAGGAAGTTAATGCGCCGAAATTTCTCAGCCGCAAATCGACTAGTTAAGCCCCTCGGACTCAATGTGAGGCTGGGCTGATGGCTGACGTTCTAGCCTCTGGCGTGATCTATTTCTCTGACGGAACGACCGTCCCGGTTCAGAACACAGCACAAACCGAGGGATCTAAGGAAGAGATTTTGACGGACGCTGAGATAACAACGGTCGCCCAAAGTCTGGGAGATTATGGTCCTAAGAAAACAGTCGTAGCCGGCTATATCTGCGTCAAGAACGCCGCCGCCTATTGCTACATCGAGCGTCAAGGCGTTCCTATCTCCTTCATCAACATCGGAAACGCGGGTGTGGCGGGTGGGGCTTATTTCCCAGCGTCAGCAAGAGTCATGCTGCAACCTGGAGACAAGCTTTACGCTTACGCCCAGACTGCTGCTGACCGCACCGCCAGTCTGCTGACCCAGACCAACCAGGGAAGTCATCGAGTTTTCCAGGGCACCCCGTCCGGATCCGGCTCGACGGCCCTACTGGACACGATCACCTCCAACACTATTGGCGATACTCTGGGCGGTTCTTCCGAGGTTATCCAAAAGGCGATGTTTGTTTCAGGCGATGGCACTCTGCTGACCTCGGCGGGAGGAGCATGGATCAAGAACAACATCGGCAACGTATCCGGGGCGTTTGCTGCCCAGGACTCTGAGAACCACTTCCCGCTTTTCACCACATGTTCAATTCAGGTCAACCTGAACTATACTGCTGCTGTCGAGCTTTCCGCCTGAGGTGCAGGGCTATGGCGATATCTAAGCGAGCAAAAGGCCGGTTCTCAATTATGAGCGCCAGCGAGAAGGCAGCAGTCAAGAAGTCGGCAAAACTCTTGTTTGACTGTGAGTTAATGGGCGTCAAGCGTATGCGTGAAATTGTAAGATGGGCCGAGAAGAGGTAAGAGAATGCCTCTTCCCAATGTACAGAAGAAATCACCTAGAGTCTATACACTCCTCAAGAACACCGACCTAGAGAATCTGACTGCGGATGACCTGGCCGATGTGGCTGACCCGATCAGTATTGAGATGCTCAACGAAGACGAGCTCCGCCGTCTTTGCCTGGTTGCTTTCGCGCGTATGGTAACTAAGGGATCCTTTGACGGGTGGTTGTGATGCCTCTACCAGACGCCGACAAGCGTTCGCCCAGGGTCTACACCCTCCTTCAGAACCTCGATCTAGAGAATGTCACAGCCACTAACCTGTCAGATGTAGCTGATACGATCAGCATCGAGGAGGCTAACGAGGACGAACTGAGGAGGATTTGCCTGGTCGCATTCGCCAGGATGGTCACCAAAGGATCCTTCGACGGCTGGTTGAGTGGCGGCGGAGGTGGCATGGATCAAGTAGGAGTGCTTGCGAATGCCACCTACAAGTATTTCTCGATCACTCAAGCTGCACCCT